TTAATTCGCAATGGCGGTCTTTTATGACACAAGTCGGCGATTTAGGAAATATGGTTGCAATGGTAGACCAATCGGGGTCAATGTCGGGCGATCCAATGCACGCCGCAATGGGTATGGGAATCGCAGTCGCATCGAAGTCCGCATTAGGAAAGCGTGTAATGACCTTTTCGTCGGATCCTGAGTGGGTCTCACTAGAAGAATGCGATACATTCGTCTCTTATATTAATAAACTTCAGACAGTAAGTCATCTCGCTGGATTTGGTACGAATTTCTTCAGGGCATTAAAAATGATTTTAGATGCATGTATTGAAGGAAAAGTCCCCAATGAAGTCGTTACGAATATGACACTCGCGATTTTTTCCGATATGCAAATCGATTATTATACGAATTCGCCAGATGACCAATATTATTCGACAAAAACCAAAGCATCATTTGAAGACAGTATGTTAACTATGCACGAACGTATCGAAAAAATGTATATAGATGCAGGATATTCAGGTGTTCCACATATTTTGTTTTGGAATTTACGTCATACAAGAGGATTTCCGACCCTTTCAACAATGAAGAATGCGACAATGTTTTCCGGATTCAGTCCGATGCTATTGAATGCCTTTTGCGAAAAAGGCAGAGAGGCCTTACAACAAACGAACCCGTGGGATGCACTCATCGATTCATTATCGAATCCAAGATATGATATTTTGGGAGAACAGATTCTGACAATATGAATAAAAATACCCCCCAAAAAATAATAAAAATAATTCAATTTTTATTATTTTGAGAGAAATACGTATAAAATCAATATTCTTTTAATAACTATATTTTAGAAATGACCATCTCTTTAGAAAACACCATTCCAAAAATCTATCTGAATATGATTGTAAAAAACGAGAGTAAAGTGATTCTCCGCCTATTACAATCCGTTCTCCCACTTATTGATGGATACTGTATTTGTGATACTGGCTCGACAGATAATACTGTCGAATTAATACGAACATTTTTTAGAATGGCCGATCTTCCAGGAATAATCGTTAACGAACCTTTTCTTAATTTTGGATATAACCGTTCAGTAGCATTAAAAGAATGTTTAACAGCACCTGGTATTACTGGAAATGATTATATTTTATTGATGGATGCAGATATGATTTTAACAGGTCCAATTTTAACAAATCCGACCGGATTCAAACAGATGTTAACCCACGATGTTTATTTACTCATGCAGGGTAACGATAGTTTTTATTATAAGAATGCGCGTATTGTTAAGAACAAGGGATTTTCCTATTGGGGAGTCACACATGAATATTTACAAACAATTCCAGGGACAACCTATTATACGATTGAAAAACCATTATTATTTATTCGAGATATTGGGGATGGGGGTGCTAAAGCAGATAAATGGGAACGCGATATCCGACTTTTATTAAAGGGTATCGAAGATGAGCCAAAATCGGATAGGTATCCATTTTATTTAGCAAATACATATCGTGATTCAGGAAATCCGACGAAAGCGATAGAATATTATAAAAAACGTATTGAAATGGGTGGCTGGAACGAAGAAATATGGAATAGTTATTATTCTGCTGGTAAATGTTATATTGCATTAAACGATTTTCCAAATGCTCTGCATATATGGTTAGAAGGATTTCAGTTTTATCCAAATCGTATAGAAAATATTTATCAAATCATAAATTATTATAGAAATCATGGAAAGAATAAAAATGCATATCACTTTTATAAATTAGCGAAAGAATCGATATCCAGATTTGGAGGTGCATCCGACGAATTCCTTTTCTTAGAAAAGGATATTTATGAATATAAACTCGATTATGAAATGACGATTTTAGGATATTATGAGAATCCAGATAAGATTGATTTAAAACATCTCTCTATGAAAGTTCTCTCTTGTCCACTAATCGAAGATGGAATCTCTCGAAATATTCTTTCAAATTATAAATTCTATGTGGAAAAGGTTCCTACTATTATAAATAATAATAATCAAATTCTCTCACAACTATTAAATTCGATTGGTACTTCGATTCATATAGACCTTTCAAATAATAAATTATCGGGGTTATATCCATCTACACCATCGATTTGTTTCTTAAACAATACTACCTTATTAGTAAATAAACGGTATGTGAGTTATCGTATTGACGATACAGGGAATTATGTGAATCATTCAAAAATCATTACGCAAAATGTATTGGCGACGATTGATCTTTCGACAATTTCCACAAATGCTATAATAAAAGAATGTGTGTTAGAATATGATACTTCTCTCGATAATGTATATGAAGGACTCGAAGATATACGTCTGCATATAGGTAGTGATGGTCAAATCTATTATAATGCGAATCGAGGATTATGTCATTCAAATATTCAGATAGAACATGGAACTGTCAATATAATAGATAAAGATACCGACCAGAATGATACTAAACACATAATATGTAATACGGTGAATAGTAAGATTATTCAATCGCCGAACAATCTAGACATAGAGAAGAATTGGATTTTATTCAATAATGCAGAAAATCAAGTCCAATGTATTTATGCATTTTCTCCACTCACTATAGGCGTTATAGACGATTCAAGTTTTATCGAAATCTCTCAGCAAAATACACCGGCCTTATTTAAATATATTCGCGGTTCGACGAACGGAGTGACCATTGGCGATGAAATCTGGTTTATTGGGCACGTCGTAAGTTATGAATCCCGTAGATATTATTATCATATTATGATTATTTTAGATAGATCAACAGGGGCCTTGAAACGATATACGAATATGTTTACGTTTGAAGGTTCTCCAGTAGAATATACATCCGGATTCGTAGAGTATGGCGATAATAAAGAGAATTTATTAATAGGATATAGTGTTTTAGATAGAGAGACGCGGTTTATAGAGGTTCCAAAACAATGGTTTGAAGGACAGATGATATAAAAGACAGATGATATAAAAGACAATCATAAAATATACAAATAATAGTAATAAAAATATCATACTATATATATTTAACGAATGGAAAAATCGAGAGTAAAAAAATTGATAGTAATGAAAAATATGATGAAAAAACAAAATAAAAAAGGAGAATTTAGTAGATTTACAGAAACAAAAGATAAAAAATTTGCAATTCGACCGAGAGATGCAGATGATGGTGATTCTGACCCAGAAGTTCAAACTTATTCACCCTGTTTATATATTAAAAATGGTGTACAAATAGTAGATAGCCCTTTATCAAAATTTATAGAAATGGGTCTTATAGTAAAATCTCAAGAAGAGGAAGAAAACCCGGGATATACAGCATACCGTTTTTTTCGTCCACTTATAGATTCAATAAATTATACAAAAACTGGTAACCCACGTCGTAGTGAATTAGTCGAATCGAAAAAAGGGGAAAAAGCATTCAATGAGAATGACTGTCTTAAATTTGGAGAAGCAATGGGACTTGCTATGCGTTATGGTGAAATTGACTTTATTATTCAACATTTGAGAAAAGATATATCTGATCCAGAATTATGTTTATTAGATAGTGATATACATTTTGGTGAAAGTATTGAAGAAAATTATAAGTTATATGAAAAAATAACTCCAGAAAGTCTTGATAATAAAGCGATTCCAAATCCTGGTCAAGCCTATGCAATTGTCAGAAGACAACCTAAAACTATTACGCAAAAAAGAACGACTATTACATTAGCTGATTACCATATTGCTTTCGTAATATATCAACATAATGGTATTAATATTACTTTAGAAGCAGAAGCGAATGCTGGTCGAGAATATTTCCCACATTTTGCATTTTATGACACAGATGAATATGGGTATACATTCCATAGAAGATGGTCAGGGGATTTACCGGATGATTCAGAAGAAAGACGAGATGCACTATATAATAATGGAAATACATATATATTAATACCAAAATCGAATACGCCTGTTTTGGAAAATACGCCTGTTTTGGAAAATACGCCGGTAGAAATAATAATAGAAACAAAGGAAAAACAATATAGAAAAAAAGGAAGAAAAAATACGAAAAAAACAAAAGGTGGTAACACAAAAAAAACTACAGTACGTAAAACATAGTATGTATATTTTAACCATTTACGCTACGAAGTCCTACAACGTGAGGAAATTAATTCTTTACTTATAAATTAATATATATATATGTATATATATGTATATATATGGATACGATTACATTGACATCATCGAATAATCAATTATTCGTAAGTAAATCCATTGTTGCTGATTCAGTAAATGTTAAGCAATTAAATATAACCGAAGATATTTATCTCAATAGTAATAGTTATACCCCAGTAGGTAGTATTTTAACTTATGCTGGAAGTAGTGCTCCTGGTGGTTGGTTAATGTGCGATGGAAGTCAGGTAAGTAAAACAGCATATCCGCGTTTATTCGAGGTGATAGGTAATTCATATGGAAATTCGTTTAATAATAATAATTTTGTTTTACCGGATTTAAGCGATCGAGTTCCTGTTGGAAAATCTGGATCCAATAATCTAGGTGATTCGAGTGGTAATAGTACAATCACACTATCTACATCTCAATTACCTTCGCATACACATACTGGAACAACTGTTGGTAATGGTTCACATAGTCATACAGGGACTACCGATAATGCTGGATCGCATACACACTCGATCAATGATCCTCAACATAGACATTATCTTCAAGATGCATATTTTGCTGAAAATCAAGGAAGAGGTGAAAATATTTACGGTACTCGTGCAGCAACAGATTATGATAATGATTTAATATATCGAGATACAAATACAGGTTATAGTACAACTGGTATTACGATAAACTCTGTTGAAAATCACGCACACGGTTTTACAACTGGAACAGTTGGCTCGCATACACATACATTTACTACTGATTCAACTGGAAATGGAAACAGTATTGATATTCGTAATAAATATATTGTTTTGAACTATATTATTCGTTATTAGATTTCAAATTTCATTGATAATCGCTACTTTACAATATTCTGAGTAATTCAGTTTCGGTTATTGTTTTAGATAGAGAGACGAAATATATAGAAGTACCGAAAAAATGGTTCTAACATCAGATTATAAATATATAAAATATTATAAATATATTTATTATTATTTTCGAGTATGTCTTTTTGTTTTATTATGTTTTCGTTTATTAGTCTTCTTTGATTTTCTTTTACGGTTTCCGCCCTTATTTTTTGATTGATTTTGTAATTGACAAATTTTTTTTCTGTTATTAGTGCAATTATATGTATGTGTTATTATACGCTGACTTCCACTCTCTACTGAATTACATTTTAGACAATAATATTTACCTTCTTTATTCAAACGTGCAATAAAACAATCTGGCGTCAATGTAATTCCTAGTTCCGCTGCTTTAGCTTGTTCTTCTGCTTCTTCTTTTGCTTTTGCATTTCTCTCTGCGATTACATACTTCATATATTCTTCCGTATTATTTTCTCCCGTTCCACCGCGATTATAACGACTCATTGTATATATTTTATTTATATATAATTTACAGAATTGATAAATTTTTTAGACATTTGAATATTCTAAATATGATTTATCACAGATTTTTTACATAACCCATAAGTCCTCCTATGGTACTGAGTAATCCCATATGTAGCAATACCATCGAGATGTTTTCTTGTCCCATATCCCATATTTTTATCGAGTGCATATCTCTCGACTAAATCAGGTTTTTCTATACAAAGTTCCGAAATATATTTATCTCTTGCCTCTTTTGCTAAAATAGATGCAGCAGCAATTGCGATATATTTATTATCTCCCCCTTCAATCGTATCATATGGTATAGATACTATACGATCCGTCGCTTTATCGAAATGTGTATAAGGAATAAAATCATTTCCATCCATCAAGATATGGAATTTTGGAGATTCTCTCTTTTTTTCTTCTAATGATTCCAAAACATTCATTTCTGTAGTCAATTTGGACAATGTGTATTTGTGTAAAACACAATCATAGACTTCTTTAATACAACGGTGCGCAGCACGAAAAACCGCCTGCCGAATATTGATTTCATCGATTTCAGAATGTTCAATAAATTGAATAGAATAGGCGAGGGCATTTTGTTTTATATATTCTGAAACCGCGGCCATCTTTTTCTTCGATTTAATTTTCTTGGAATCTTTGATATCTTTATTCGCAAAATCAGTATCTTTAGGTAAAATAACAGCAGCTACATAGAGACGTCCAAATAAAGGCCCACGCCCAGCTTCATCGATACCTATTTCATAAATATCTGGATCGAATTTATATGTTTTCAATAGTAACGAATCATTTATAGTTGGTTTTATTATAGTATTTTCTAGTGACATGAACTCTTTTATATTAAAATATATGATATAAAAAATAAATTAATAAAGGATGATATAAATAAAATCAATTTTCTCTCCTATCAAAAAAGATATCCCCTATTATTTCTCTCCAACTATATATATTTTCTCTCGATTTATTAATAATGAAAGGAATAAAAGTTACTCCATTTATATTATTTTTAATATTATTAATTACTTTAGTGATTTCTATGCTTTTTGCAAATTCATGGATATTATCAGATAGATTAAATAAAAATATGACAGAAGGATTTGTATCTTTTGGATATACGAATTCGAATATTATGAATGTAACTATCTCTCCCTATTCAAAT